GCTAAAAAAGATCCTAAATATTTAAATGGAATGACCAATTTTGGTATTTTAATGGAAATTAAAGGTATTGACAATCCATTTGAATGGTGTAGAAAAGCAGTTAAAAAAGTACAAATTGATGGAACTGGAACATACTATAGCCCATCACGTAAACCATCACTAACATCAGAAGGTACAGATGTATCATCTATCCAAGTAGAGGATTTAATGTATTTATATGATTCATTAGGTGAATATGCTCAATATATTGTTGATTTTATTGAAGATATGAAAAAAGTATTCCCTACACTTAAAGATGATTGGGGAATTTATATGCCGGAAGTTAAATATCTTTCACCAGAACCATTAGTAAATTATGAAGATCTTAGTTTAACAAAGTATCCTAACGTACATTTCGTAGGAGATGCTTTATCCGCTCGTGGTATAACAGTTTCGGGAGCGCATGGAGTTTATGTAGCAGAAAGTTTTTTAAAATAAATAAATAAAATAAAAGTTATGAAAATAGGATTTTGCGGTACAATTTCAGTAGGTAAAACTACATTAGTTAATGCTTTAAAAGAATTACCAGAGTTTGCAGACTATCATTTTGCAACAGAACGTTCAAAATATTTACGTGATTTGGGCATTCCATTAAACACAGATTCAACATTAAAAGGTCAACTTATATTTTTAGCTGAACGAGCTAGTGAATTACTTCATGAAAATATGATAACAGATCGTACAGTAATTGATGTTATGGCATTTAGTCATTTATCAATTACAATTCCATTTTTTATATCTGCTGATTTAAATAAGGCTGTATCTGAATTAATACGAGATTATGATTACATATTTTATGTTTCACCTGAAGGTGTAGAATTAGAGGATAATGGTGTTCGTGTAGTAGATTCTGAATATAGAATGGAACTTGATAAAACTATTAAAAAATTACTAGAACAACATAAATTTAAATTTAATACTATTACAGGATATGCTGAATTATCAGGTACTACCGAGGAAAGAATACAAAAAATTAAACAAGTAATGTCCCTTTAATATTTATTAATAAAATACAATATGAAACATACTCGATTACTTGAAATTATACGTGAAGAAATAGCTGGCGCTTTAAGAGAAGATGAAATAGAAAAGAATCCTCCAAAAATAGCTCAAATTAAAGCTATTGATGCAAAACAAAAATCATTAGATGTTGAAAAGAAAAGTAAAGCTCTTGGAGAAGATTTATTAAATGAAGAACCTTTTATAGACAGCGCACTTGATATTACAGGAACTACCCCAGAAAATTTTAATCAAGATGCATTACAAAACGCTATTGATGATGCTGTTAAAGTCCTTCAACAAGAAAATCCAGACGCTGATATAAAAACATTAGCTGGTAAATTACAAAAAGCAAATAATCCAGTAAATTTAGGTCCTAAGTCAAAATTATCTTCTGAATTAAAAAATACATTACAAAAAGTAAATGATGTTATTGTAAAACAAGGACAAATTTTTGGATCTATTGATAATATAAACGATTTAATAAAATTAGCTAAAGAACCATCACAAATCGATCGTTTAGAAAAATTAAAACTTAAAGGATATACATTTATTTTAGGGAATAAACAAGCAATAACAGCAATTGAAAAATCACTAGGTTTAAAACCTAAAAATAATGATTTTTTAGGAGCTGTTAAAGATAAAGCAAAAGCTGAACCTAAAACAAAAATAGAAAAATCACCAAAAGCAGAAAAATCACCAAAAGCAGAAAAAACAGCTACTCTTACAAAGGGAGATGATGGATTTGATACAGTAGAATATTCAGATGCAGATAATGATAAAGAAGCAACACAAAATATAGGTAGTGATGAAACAGCAAAAAAATTAGGTAAAGTAGCCTACTCTAAAAATTTAACTCCCGAAGAAGAAATTCAATATAAAACAGCATTAAAAAGTATTAACGCTAAAGTAAAAAGAATTGAAGATGGTGAAGAAAAACCTGACGATAGAGCACTTCTTAAAAAAACATATCAAAACTCAGAAATACAAAGACTTTTTAAAGCTAAAGGATCAAATTTAAATGATATTTTAAAAGGTATAATTGGATAAAAGTGAAAGATAAAACATTTCAAATAAAGTTATCCCATCTTATCATAGGTGGGATACTTTTGTTGTTAACAATATTTTTACTTAAATGTAATTTTACTCCATTATTTGTCAACACATATGATAAAGAAAAAAAGGAAATAGACAGTTTACAAGTTGAAATTAGTAAGTTAAAAAAATCACAACTTGAATTAAATAAAGATATAGATAAACAAATATTAATTACAGATTCATTAAATAAAGAAATTAAAATTACAGAAAAAGAGCTAACACAAACACGCACATATTATGCTAACAAAATTAAAAATATCAATAGTTCTTCTCCTTCTGAGCTTAACGAGTTTTTCACAGAAAGATACAAGTAAAATTTGCTTTTCATATAATAAAGCAAAACAGATAGCAATTGACTTAGTTAGGGGAGATTCAGCTATAACAGAATTAAAAATCACCCATAAATTAGTTTGGCAATTAAACGAAAAAATTAGTACTCAAGATAGTACTATTACACTTTACATAGTTAAAGAACAAAATTATATTAGTCAAATAAACAATTACGATAAAATTTCCACTAAAAAAGACGAAATAATAACGGGTCTTGAAAAAGATGTTACTAAATTAACTAAAAAAAATAATCGTTTAAAAACAGGACTTAAATACCTTGGTGGAGGATTCGTGGCTTCCATACTTACTATTATTACATTGACATTAATTAAGTAATGGCTGAAGATCTAAAAAAAGCGATAAGAGAAGAATATGTAAGATGTGCAACATCTCCGGCATATTTTATGAAAAAGTATTGCTACATTCAACATCCAAAACGTGGTAGAATTCAATTTAATCTTTACCAATTTCAAGAAAAAGTATTAACTTTATTTCAAGAAAATCCTTACTCAATGGTTTTGAAATCTAGGCAACTAGGAATTTCAACTTTATGTGCGGGTTATTCTTTGTGGATGATGATTTTTCATCAAGATAAAAATATACTTTGTATTGCTACAAAGCAAGAAACAGCTAAAAACATGGTTACCAAAGTAAGGTTCATGTATGAAAGTTTACCTTCTTGGCTTAAAGAAAAAGATAAACCTACCGAAGACAATAAATTAACATTACGTTTAAAAAATGGATCTCAAATTAAAGCAACAGCAGCCTCCAGTGATGCAGGCCGTTCAGAAGCCGTTTCTTTACTAATTATAGATGAGGCCGCATTCATCAACAATATTGGAGAAATATGGGCTTCAGCACAACAAACATTAGCTACAGGTGGTGGATGTATTGCTTTATCTACTCCTTATGGTACCGGTAATTGGTTTCATCAAACATGGGTTGCTGCAGAAATGGCAGAAAACAGTTTTTTACCAATTAGATTACCTTGGCAAGTTCACCCTGAACGAGATCAAGTATGGAGAGATAGACAAGATTCTGATTTAGGAATTAGAATGGCAGCACAAGAATGTGACTGTGACTTTTCTACATCTGGAGATACTGTATTTTATCCTGAAGATATAACATTTTACGAAAAAACATTTATAAAAGATCCATTAGAAAAACGTGGAGTAGACCAAAATCTATGGATTTGGGAACCTGCAGATTACTCAAAAAATTATTTAATTGCGGCTGATGTAGCCAGAGGAGATGGAAAAGATTATTCTGCGTTTCACATATTTGATGTAGAAACATTTACTCAAGTAGGGGAATATAGGGGACAAATTGGTACAAAAGAATATGGTCATATGCTAGTAGGCATGGCTACAGAATATAATAATGCTTTACTTTCAGTAGAAAATTCTAATATAGGATGGTCTACTATTCAAACTATTTTAGATAGAGGTTACCAAAATTTCTACTATTCACCTAAAGGTGGAAATATGAGTACAGATTCGTATTTTGATCCATATATGGATACAAGTAGAATGACACCTGGATTCTCTATGACTACAAATACTCGACCTATTGCTATTGGTAAATTTCAAGAAGCAATACAAGACAAAGGAGTTACTTTTTACTCTAATCGATTACTAGAGGAAATGAAAGTATTTATATGGAGAAATGGT